CCGCCAGTCGAGATCATTTCGGATCTGATGCAGATACCGGCGCTCACGCGCACCATCGAGAACATCAATTATGGCTCGCCACTCACCTATGGCACCGGCACCGCTCGGCAGCTTAGCAAGGACACCAAGGGCGCGGCTGAGGCTGCACTAAACCTTGCACCCGCTGCAGGTCCGCTGGTTCGCGCCACTAAGAATATGCCGATTGGCATGGTGGTAAAACCCGTCGGTAATCTGAATCTGCGACCCTCGGTGTTGGCCACGGCGCTCAAAGGCCCAGAGAAGCAGAAGGTCGGCGACTTCATCAAGCAGATCAATGGCATGAAGGGCCTCACCAAGGAAGGCAAAGAGGGCGCACTTGCCTCGTTGAAGGCGATGGATCAGAATCAGGTGGTGACTAAGCAGTTCGTCGAGGACTCGTTCACACCATCGAAATACAATCTCGTCGATCTTAAGGGTGCAGCGGACGATCCGATCGCTCACTTGGAGGTCGAGGCCCAGCGCATGGTGGATGAAGATCCGGATATCTTTGAGAAGTTTGCTGAGTACATGGAACTGACCAGTCATCCAAAAGATGCAGCGTTACTCGAAGAACTAGTTAGTTTTAGCTGGGATAATGCAAGATTGAAAGATGCGATAAAACAGATGTCGCCGGATACGAAGGATTTACTTACCCGGCGTGGTATTCTTGATGATGCGGGCAAGCTCGACAAGAGTATGCTGCAGAATTACTATGATGAGTTTAACCATCAGATGACGGACACGAACCTCGAGTATCTGCGCACGAATTATGAGGATTTATACCCCGGAGGTGGTGATTACGCGTACGGTGATTATCAGCGCTTGATAAATCCTCGGTCTGGTGGTTCGTACATGGAAGGCTACGTCGAGAAGGGTGTCGCACACCCTGAGGCCCGCCCCGGTTATCGTCACTTCCCAGAGTCTGAGGAAAATTTAGTCGCGCATTTTCGCGGCACCAGTAATCCACCAGCGTTGAGAGTGCCGGTGTTCACCGACGAATTCCTCCGCACTGGTGGCGGCAAGATGGCGCACGAGATTCCAGTAGATCCCAACGCTTTCGTGATTGAAGAGCTGCAATCGGATGCCGCGAAGCGTGCAGGTGCATCAGGCATTTTGCATCAGCCGCACGCCACTGCATTCAAGGCGGCGATTCAGCATGCGCTCGAGCAGGGTCACGACACGGTGTACATGCCGACTGCTCGCACGATTGGTTTTGCTCGTAATACTGATGCGGCACCTTATACCTCGATTTATGACCAGGAAGTGGTTAACTATGGTATCGCACCATTATCTCGTGTCAAGGGTGTGGAGATAGAACCGGTGATGTTCGAGGATTTAGAAGAATTCGCAGCTCCTGCTTACCACAAGATCCGCATCTCGCCTGAAGCCCGCGAGGAGTTGCTCGAAGGTATGGGTCAGTCATTGCCCGGTTTTGCAGGTGGTGGCAGCGTCGAAGCTTCACCATTCGAGGGACTTGAGCCCACATTCGGCAACCGCATGGGTGCGTACATCTCGGACAAGATCACCGAAGCGGGCATCAATCTGTACGACATGCTCGCCAATCGCGAGGGGATGTCTGCCGCACACAAGATTTATCTCGACACTTTTGCCCGTAACCGCCGCGACCCGATCACCGCGAAGGATTTCGATGAGGCCGAACTGGCTGAACTGCAGAACATCATTGCGCAGAAAGAGGCCGCGACTGGTGGGCGGGGCCGAGGATCAATCCGGTACAAGGATTACGACGAGCTTCCGGGTGGTGATCGCCGCCGCGCATCGGGTGCCAGTCTGATTGGTGGTCGGATGCCACCCCGTCCATCGTTGTCCAAATCGCTTGGCCAGTTCGGCTACGGGCGTGACGCGAAGACCGGCGAATACAAGATTCGGGATGAATATGATTTTAATCCTCAGCAGATCACGTATGAGGGTCGCAAGGTAGACGTGCCGGTCGAGCATTACGGCGACTATATGGGCAACACCCTGTCTCCTTTCGATCTTGCGAGATTGTATGCTGGACGCAAGATGCCGCCCGGTACTGGTCGCAAAGTGGATTTATCGGTAACGGCTACCAAGCCAGTCAAGAAGGCGGATGGCGGTGCGATAGATTTTGACCAATTGCGGTCCAAGTATTTTGGTTCATCGGCAGATGTTGAGCCCTCTGAGGAAACATCGGGATTTTACCCTGACGCCAATGATCGTATGTATGCGTTAATCCGCGATTCTTTGCCGAATATGGCAGATCTTCAAACCCCCACTCTGGCGGGTGATGTCATGAATTTAGATTTTAAACCGCTATCGCCGGTCGCGATGGTGTAAAGGAAAAACATGGATGAGTTGATGCCCGCGATGCCGGAGGAGCTGCCCAAGGGTCCAGAGGATACCGAAGGTATGATGATTGACTTCAATCTGCTCGAAGAAGAGGCAGACATTGAAGAGCTACCCGATGGTTCGGCGATAGTAAAACTTGAAAATGCAGGTCCAAACGACGACGAGGAATTCTACAGCAACCTCGCGGAGGACGTCTCTGAGAATGAGCTACATTCGCTCGCGATTTCGTATCTGAGCTACGTCGATAAGGATAAAGAATCCCGCAAGAAGCGCGATGAACAGTACGAAGAAGGCATCAAGCGTACCGGTCTGGGTCACGACGCGCCGGGTGGTGCGAATTTCCAAGGGGCCTCTCGTGTCGTGCACCCGGTGATGGCCGAAGCGTGTGTGGACTTTATGTCGCGTGCCATCAAAGAGCTGTTCCCGCCCGATGGTCCAGTGCGCACAAATATCCTTGGTGAAGCCACCGAAGACAAGACCGAGGTCGCGGAGCGCAAGCGCGACTACATGAACTGGCAGCTGACCGAGCAGATCGAAGAATTCCGCGATGAGATGGAGCAGATGCTGACTCAGCTACCGCTCGGTGGTTCGCAGTACATGAAGCTTTGGTATGACGAGCAGAAGAAGCGCCCGTGCGCCGAGTTTATCCCGATCGACGACATGATTTTGCCGTTCTCGGCTGCGAACTTTTACACTGCACCACGTGCGACCGAAGTCCATCACATCACACAGATGGAGTACGAGCGCCGCATAGCATCGGGTTTGTATCGTGACGTATCAGTAATTCGCGCATCGATGGTGCCAGATCCGACTGGTCCTGAAAAGGCGACCGCCAAGATCGAAGGCAAATCGACAGAAGAGAATGTTGACGGTCTGCGCGATGTATATCATATTTACACTTGGCTGGAACTCGAAGACGATCAGGTGTCCAAGGGCGAGTTGGCACCGTACATTGTGATGATCGATGAGAATGATCGCGAAGTGTTGGGCATCTATCGAAACTGGGAAGAAGGTGATGACACGATGACGAAGCTGGATCACGTCATCGAATTCAAATTCATCCCATGGCGTGGTGCGACTGGCGTAGGCTTCCCGCATTTGATCGGTGGTCTCTCGGCTGCATTGACCGGCGCACTCCGTGCATTGATGGATTCGGCGCATATCAACAACGCGGCCACGATGCTCAAGCTCAAGGGCGCGAAGATTTCGGGCCAGAGTACGCAGGTCGAGGTCACTCAAGTGGCCGAGATCGAAGGTGCACCGGGCGTGGATGATGTACGCAAGATCGCGATGCCGATGCCATTCAACCCGCCGAGCGAAGTGTTATTCAAGCTCATGGGATGGCTGACTGATGCCGCGAAGGGTGTGGTCACCACTTCGGAAGAGAAAATCGCGGACATCACATCACAGGCACCAGTAGGTACCACCCAAGCGTTGATCGAGCAGGGTGCACACGTATTCTCGGCGATTCATGCCCGTCTGCATAACTCACAGTCTCGACTCCTGAAGATCCTTGGGCGCATCGATCGTTGGTATTTGGATGATATGCGCAAGGGTGATATCGTCGCTGAACTGCCGATCCGCCGTGATGATTTTGTGCGCAATACCGACGTGATTCCGGTGTCGGACCCGCACATTTTTTCCGAGACCCAGCGGATGGCGCAGAATCAGGCGATCATCCAGCTGGACAAGGCGTACCCCGGCGTGATGGATCCGAAAGCGATCGTAAAACGCACGCTAAAGCAGCTGAAAGTTCCGAATATGAAGGAACTGATGCCGAACATGCCGGAGCCGACCGAACTCAACGCGGCAGAAGAAAATGTCGCGATGTCACTTGGTCGCGGCGCATTTGCGTATCCGCATCAGAACCACCTCGCGCACCTGCAGACTCACCTCGATTTTGCAGCGAACCCGATCTATGGCTCGAACCCAATCATCTCGCCGACATTCATGATGAATGCGGTGGAACACATAAAACAGCATCTGGTGCTTTGGTATTCGGCACAGATGCGTGGATACGTCGAGGGTGCATTGGGTGCGCCAATCAAAGATTATGATATGCCTGCGATCACCGCGCAGGTAGACAAGCTGTTTGGGCTGGCATCGCAACACGTGAATCAGGACGCGCAAGAAGTGTTTAGCAAGGTTCTCCCGGTGTTGCAGCAGATGGTCCAGACTGCCGCGCAGTACAAACCTACGCCGCCTCTCGACGGGTCGGATCAGGTTTACAAAGAGACTTCGCTTGCCGAGACTCAGCGTCGCGCTCAACGCGATGCGAAGGAGCTTTCGATCATGGAACAGAAAGCTCAGGACGAGGCTTTAATGAAGCTCAAGGAAATGCAGGTGAAAGTCGCGCTCGATGCGGTAGACAATTTAACCCAAGAGCGTATCAAATCCGCAGAACTGACGCACGATGCCGCGATTTTGCAGCACGAGCAGCAGAAAACTGCAATGTCGGTGCTTCAAGAAGCACAAAATTCATTAGGAGGTTTAGATGGCTCAGAATCAGGATCAGGCCCAGCAGTCGGCGGCGGTACCCCAGCATAAGCGTTTGGCGCAAGACGTGCCGAACACCGGTAAAAGCATCCCACCGGGCGGCATCCCAGGACCGAACCCATCGCGTCCGATCAATTACTGATCGATGCGAGTACTTGAAGATCTGATCGCTTCGATAGAGAAGCGTAAGTCAGATATCGCGAATTCATTGGCCGAGGGTCACGCCTCGACCATAGAATCCTACAGAGGTCTTGTAGGTCAACGCCAAGGTCTACAGATGGCCTTGGATATTTTGAACGACCTTTTGGAAGAAAAGGATGAAGATGAATGACCTTTTACCGGCGACTTCGAATGAAGCGACGCTCGAGGAAGCATTTCCTCAGGTTGATCCGGGTGCAGTACCTGTTGGTGGTCGTATTCTTGTGCAATGGCGTCAAACGCGCAAGACGGTCACTTCGGCGGGGATTGTGATAGTCGAGGAGACCAAAGAGACCGAGAAATGGAACAATCAGGTGGCGAAGGTCATCGCGGTTGGTCCGCTTGCGTTCAAAAAACGCGACACCCTAGAACCTTGGCCCGAAGGCCACTGGGTCGAGGTAGGCGATTATGTTCGTATGCCTAAATGGGGTGGCGACCGTTGGGAGGTGCCGATTAGTGATGATGAGTCGGCGCTATTTTCGATTTTCAACGATCACGAGGTAATCGCCAAGGTTACTGGTAATCCGTTGAATGTCAAAGCATTCCTATGAGCGAGGCGGATATGAACCAGACTGATAAGATGGAAATGCAGGTCGCCGAGGATGTAGACGGCTCTGCGATCGTCAAAATCGAGGGACTCGAAGATGGGACTGCTGCTGATGACGCTAAAATGGCTGATGGTGGCAGTGCTCGTTCTGATGACGACCATGATGATTCTGACGACGATGGCGATGCACAGCGTGATGAAGAGGAGGCGCAGGCTGCTGGCCGCACAGAGGATGAGCGTGAAGCCATTCGGGCGGCGCGGCGCGAGGAGAGGAAGCTCAAGAAGAAGCTCCACCGAGAGAAAGCCCGCGAGTCTAATCACCTGATCGAGTCGCTCAAGCGGCAAAATACTGAGATGGCCGAGCGGTTGGCGGCTCTCGAGAAGCGGTCAGCCGGTGCCGATATGGCCCGGATGGAAAAGGCTATCGAGGACGCAAATCTTCGCTTGCAATATGCCAAGGTCCGGATGGCCGAGGCTACTGACGCCCGCAATGGTCAAGCGCTGGCCGAAGCTCAGGAACAGTGGTACGAGGCTCGTCGGCAGATTGAAGCCCTCGAGGGTATGAGGAAGAAGGCGACGTCGCAGGATGCGCAAAATGCTAACGTTCCTAAGGCACCCGACATTCGAATGCAGCGAAAGGCGGCAGCATGGATGGAGCGGAATAAATGGTACGACCCGGAAGGAAGGGATACCGACTCTGCCGTCGCGACCAAGATCGACGAGTCTTTGGCGGAAGAGGGGTGGGATCCGACCACCGACGAGTACTGGGACGAACTCGACGACCGCTTGACAAAGTATTTGCCTCACAGGTATAATCGAGCCACTGAAACCACGATCCGTGCAAACTGGAACTGGTCGTGAAGCTTCGAGTACTGCCCGCCCGGGAGAGTTTAGGCTCTCACCCGAGCGAGTCCGTGCTATCAAGGAAGCTGGTATGTGGGAAGACCCTAAATCACGCCAGAAAATGATCCAGAAATTTGTGGAATATGACCGTAGTCAGAGAGGCCAATCATGAAAGATGAACGTCTGAAAAAGAATCTAAACGCCGGTGGTCGCGAGTCTCGCGCAATGCAAGACGACAGAGCACGACCTGCGGATGATCAACTAGCAAGCAGCGAGGAGCGTCGTAGGATGTTCCGATCAGAGTGGATCCAAGAAGCCTTGCCCACTCCTCCGGAAATTCCCGGATACCACTTATGCTGGCTTTCCACAACCAACGCATACGACCCGATCCATAAACGCATTCGTCTAGGTTACGAACCCGTAAAAGCCGAGGAACTACCGGGCTTTGATTCGTACAAGGTGAAAGCGGGCGAACTCACTGGTTTTGTCGCCTGTAACGAGATGGTGTTGTACAAGATGCCTGAAGAGATCTACCAAGACTTGATGGCTGAAGTACACCACTACGCTCCTCAAGAAGAGGCAGACAAGATTCGTGTGCAGGTCGAGCAACTCCAGTCGGTGCGCGACAGTAATGGTCGTCGTCTCGGCGGTGTGGAAGGTGATGGCATGAGTTCCTTTGATAAACATCTCCCGCCACCGATTTTTCAGTGACGGGTCCTCGTTAGGAGCACATTATGTCTTCGATTAATGCTCCGTTCGGCTTGCGCCCTGCTTTTCACCCTTCGGGTCTGGATCGCGCCCAAGCGCTGGCTGGCGGCATTGTATCTGCTTATGCAAGCAATATTCTTAAAGGTCAACCAGTCCGTTACGTGACTGGTGGTGTCATCGAACCTGCAGCAGCTGGTCAGGCTTTCGTTGGTGCTTTTTCCGGTGTCGAATGGACTGACACCACTGGTCGTCGTCGCGTTTCGAACTACTGGCCCGCAAATACTGCGTACCAGACTGGTTCGTGCGTGGCGTATTTCTACGCTGACCAGAACATCGTGTATGAAATCCAAGCTGACGGCTCTTTGGCTCAGTCTTCTTTGGGTGATGAGGCTGATCTGTCGAACACCACTGCGGGTTCGGCAGTAACCGGTCTGTCACAGTGCACGCTGTCTACCACTCTGGCTGGTGCTGGCAATTCTGCGCAAATGCGTATTATTGATCTGGCTCCTCTTGTCGATAACGCTTGGGGCGATGCTTTCACAGTCGTCCGCTGCAACATTGCCGAGTATCAGTTCGGTCCTGTTGCAGGCACCGCTATTTAAGAAGGGAGGGACTGAACTATGGCAGCCCCGATGAGAAGTACAGACTTTCGGAGTATTGTTGAGCCTATCCTTAACGAATGCTTCGATGGCGTCTATGACCAGCGTGCCGACGAATGGTCGCGTGTTTTCCGCGAACAGCAAGGCATCCCACGTAACTACCACGAAGAGCGGCGGCGTGCTGTTCCTCAAGCGCTATGTCTACAAGGTCTACGGTCTGGCATTTGCACTGACCAAGGTCCTCGTTGAAGATGGCGACCACATCCGCATCGGTCAGACCTACGCTCGCCACTTGGCGCAGTCGTTGATCGAGACCAAGGAAACGCTGTCGGCGAACGTACTGAACTATGCGTTCAACTCGGCATATCCGGGCGGTGACGGTGTACAGCTGAACTCGGCTTCGCACCCAATCGTGAATGGTACTGCATCGAACCTGCTGACCACTGCGGCTAACCTGTCGCAAACGTCGCTCGAACAGATGCTGATCCAGATCCGTCAAGCAGTGGACAACAACGGCAAGAAAATCCGTCTGGTCCCGACCCAGTTGGTCGTGGCACCGGGCAACGTTTTCCAAGCCGAAGTGCTGCTGAAGTCGGTCCTGCGTTCAGGTACCGCCAACAACGACATTAACCCAGTCAAATCGATCGGTCTGTTGTCTGAAGGCGCGACAGTAATGTCCCGTCTGACAAACCCGAACGCATGGTGGGTTCAGACTGATGCACCAGAAGGCATGAAGCTTCTGATGCGTCGTCGTCTGGAGAAGACCATGGAAGGTGATTTCGAAACTGACTCGATGCGCTACAAGGCCACCGAGCGTTACGACGTTGGCTTCACCGACTGGCGTGCTATGTACGGTACCCCGGGCGTCTAAACCAATCAGGGGGCTTCGGCCCCCGTTATAGGAGAATGAAATGGCAACCTATATTGGTTCTACGCTGCGCACGGGTACTGATGCATTGTCGGATACAGTCGATGGCGGTTATGTAGTGGTGTCCCAATCGGTCACTGTTACTTCGCTGGCGTCTGGTGCCGCTGCTGTAGGTTCAGTTCGGCTTCCTGTGGGTTCTCAGATCATCGAGATGTATGCAGACAAGATCGTAAACTGGGTCGTTG